CCGGAGGAGGAATGTATCAACACTTCATTTGGAACTATGGCATGGATTCGCTGTTGGTTACTAAGTATTTCCTTTGGATTTTTCCATGGAAATCCATAGCATACTCGGTAGAACGCAAACAGGTTGGACCAAATCGCCAACTTGTGTTATTGGCCCCAATGAAAGAGTTCATTGGGTTGGGTTGCTGGCTAGCAATGGTTTTGATGGAGACAGCACCTCTCACTCGATTTGAACCAGTGGTAAAAACTGATGATGTTTCATTCATACGGTTTAATATTACTAAGCCTGATGGGGAAACTTATGTTACCACATCTGTTGCTGGCACTTTTTCTAGTGCCACGGTTCCAGTCGGAGTTGATGAGTCGATTGCTAATGTCGCCAAGTTAGGGTCTACTAATCTTATGATGCCAACTACGGCTAGTTGGATTAAAGATGATAAGGCTTCGGCAGTTATTTTAACTCGATTTCATCGAGCGACTGCAAAACGAAGTCCCCTAACCGTCTTTCCGGTGGCAAAGGCCGTTCGAGCGTATCAATATGCTCCAGCTGATTATGACCAGGAAGCCAAACCTAAATTGCAGGCATTCATGTCACCTCTGGTGCACGAAGCTTTCGTTCCTATTGCGAACAAGGCTGGTGAGGAGCAATGTGTAGAAGGTAGAATTAAAAACCTCCGCAAGCCCGAACCAAAACCTTGTAAGTTTCGTGACCGGTGCATTGATGAGTTTGTGAGGCTCATCATGCAGGGCGAGGTCCTGGAACCAGTTTGTTATGAGGAGGTGGCCTCGAGACAAACAAGCGCTACCCAGAAACTTTCGTTAGCAAAAGCAGCTGTCATGGGATGGTTTAGAGCCAAAGTATTGAAATGTTTCATCAAAGCAGAAGCATACGCGAAGATCGCTGATCCGCGTAATATTTCTACTTATAATGATGGAGACAAATTAGACATGGCTCAATATTCCCTTGCGCTTGCTGAATTTTGCAAGAAGTTTCCATGGTATGGCCCTGGTAAAAATCCGTTACAAATTGCCGAACGCGTTGGAGAGATATGTGAACATGCTGATTATGTCAACATATCTGATTACCATCGCATGGACGGCACGATAACGTATGCTTTACGCCAGGTTGATCGGGCGATTTGTATGAAGGCCTTTGCAAATCACCGCGCTAAATTGAATGAACTCTTGAAGACAAATATCGATAATACTGGTTATTTGCCTAATGGGACAACGTTCAACCAAGGACCTTCACATGGATCAGGCTGTTCCGCCACCAGTCTCTTCCAGACGTTACGCGCGTCCTTCACCGCTTACTTTGCCTTCAGAAACCAACGCCACGCCTCCGGACGGCATTATTCGCCAGAAGAGGCCTTCGCCTCGATCGGAATACACCTTGGTGACGACGGTATCGATGCTAACCTCAGCACCACCAGTCACCAATGGGCAGCCGAACGGGTGGGCCTGGTTCTGGAAGCCTCTGTTGTATCAAGAGGGTTCCGAGGGGTCAATTTCTTGGCACGCTACTATTCACCAAACATCTGGTATGGTGATATTAATAGTATGTGCGATATCAAGAGACAGCTCTCGAAATTCCATACAACGATTCGCTTGCCTGAAAACGTCAAGCCTGAACAAAAGCTGGTTGAAAAGGCCATGTCATATGTGGCAACCGATGGAAATACTCCCGTACTCGGAGCTTTCTGCAAACGGGTGTTATTGCTCTCATCCTATCG